AAAGCCCTGTCTGATACCACTTCTGTTTTGTGACCTCATAACTGTTAAATAGGATATGGACGTTGGACGTACAGAACTGCGTGTAATCCACGATGTTCATTTCGTTCATGGTTGGATAGTGCAACGGAACCAAGAACCCAGATTCATCTGGATCCTCAATACCTTCCGTTGAAGTTATCTTCACAGACTTCCCACCGTAGATGTAGTTTTCGGAAACCAGTCCCCAAATCTGCATACGACGATATGTATTCTCATCCACTTGATAGTAGATGTAGCACGAAGGAATTGTGTTTGTGTTGAACCGTGTCGCTTCACCATTTCTGGTGTTGTACGACTCTCGTACATCCCATGTGAAAGCTGGGCCAACTTCCAATTTCCCCTCTTTGATCTTGGACTGGATCCCCGGCAATACTTCGAATGTCCCGGTGAACTGTTGGATCTCAATATGAACCCATGACAGACGATAATCGAAACCATACGCATCATTGTTGATCCGAATGGTGTTGATTGCTGGAGGTGTGATCCCCGGTATTTCAGGCCGGGGTGGAATATCAGTCCACAGATTCCCAGAAGCACTTGATGCAACATTCGCTTCCCAAGCAGCCAAATCTGCTACAGCAGCATCATAACCTGCCACATCAGCAGCAAGCTGAGTCATCACATTTCCTGAACCAGCAGACTGGAAAGGGATCATTCGTTCAAAGAACCGATACATATACTGCTTTGCAGTCATGTCTTTGGCATTTAAAGAAGCACCAAAGCAGACATAAGCATAGTCGATGTCATTAATTGAGGGGTTATCCTCAACCGTATTAATCAACTCTGCAAAGCTCTTTCCCGGAAATGCTCTGTGATATGCAGGAGTCATCTCATTGAGAAGGGTCTCATATACTGGTTCATTCACAGATACATTGTCAATCCGAACCGGCATGAATGGGAAAAACTCTTGAATAGTAGAAGCATCAGTTTCTGAAACCAAAGCATCAAGCACAGCATTGCCTGTACCTACCTCATAAATATACACCTGCTCTGGTCCATACTGGGAACCAATGAAGAGATCCTGATTATCATACCGTGTGGTCCACGTTGGTACGATCTGTTCTCCCGTCGTCGTGGATGTGGTTGTCTCAATGACACCACCACCAAGATCCAAGGTGGAAACTACCACATTAGAATATCCAGTCCCAACTACATCTGTACCCGTAAAACTCCAAAACTGACGTTCACCCTGCATCTCGATACCATTCTTCGAGATCACGATTTCACGGGAGTATCCCTCAACCGCTGTATTCAGTGGTTCAGTGACATCAGCATTGACTGCATCCTCAGTGGTAACATCTGGGTCACCATTGTTGTATGACTTCACTGTCGTCCTACTGCGTGTCAGAAGTGTATTAGTGAATGTCCCAGAATCAGAATCCAGTGTCCAACCAGTGACATCAGGAAGAGAGACAATCCCAGTCGTGGGAGTTCCTGTATTTACAGCACTCTCACTTGCAGCAGCAGCTTCAATATACTTCGCAGTGACATACCTATTACCAGAGCTATACACAGGAGAATCTGTGTTGAGCCAAGAGAAGAAGTCATTGTTCGGAAACTCCACTGAGAAGGTATTTGTGGTTGGTTCAAATTCACCCAACCATTCCTCACCCAATCTCTCTGGATGGTTCAGCAGTATCCACCGCTCAATCCAAGGCTCAAAGTCCCCATTGTTCACCTCTGCACTGTAGCAAGAGAGTGTTAAACCAGCAGGAGCAGGAGGGACTGATGTAGAAGGAATCTGTGCTCCCACAGCTACCGTATCCAAAGTCACGTTGTTCACAATGGTTGCCGCTGGAAGACTCGTCAAATTCACCTGTTGGCAATACCTGAAAAACTGCAACTGCTTCTGGCCCGGTCCATTGAAGTATGAATCATTGATCTCATCCGCCAAGGAAGGAGCATCTGCCATAACTGCACCGAAGAGTGTACCCTTCAGGAAGTCTGGCCGATCATCTTCGTCCCCAGCCATGTTGTACAATGTGCTGGAGACGGTAATGATTTTCTTGGGAGAGAACAGACCCATGTCATCCCCTTACAGGCTGTTGTTATTCTTCACATTGGTGAAGATCGCAGAGACATTCGCCTCCGAGAACTCAGCAGGAACAGGGACACCAATATCCAGAGTTTTCCGTGTGATCCAACTATCCAGATACATCTTCGCAGTTTTGTGCTGTGATTCCTTGACGAAGCTGTCGATCTGCTGAGTGTACAGGTCTTTCTGTTTACCCACAGAACCCACAATGGTTGCACCATCAGAACGAGTATCCAATGTCTTCCCACGCTCTGCTTCAGCTTGTTCAGAAGTCAGAGTGATCTGCTCACCAATCAGGTTCAACTGAGTTGGCAGAGTGTTGGCAAGATTGTAGTCCTTGATGTTCGCATCAGAAGTCAGGTTACGTTTCTGCAAACCAACAACACCAGAAACTGGAGTCAAACCATCAACACGAGTATCCAAAGTGTTTGCACGTTGGGTCTCGATCTGTTCTTTGATCAAACTGGTTTCAGCAGGTTGACGCTGGTTCAGAATATGCTGTTGCTGTGCAAATTCAACTGGCTGAATGAAGTCACGCTGATACTCAGCAATATCTGCCTGAACCGGAATGATCCGATCACGTTGCAGAGTTTGGATCTCAGCTTCCAGAGGCTGAAGAACACGGTTCTGGTATTCCGAGATAGAAGCCTGAGCAGGAAGAATACGATCCACCTGTACGTTGTTCATCGCCACAGTTGAAGGCATCACAGCAGTACGCTCATAATGGGTAATCGCAAGATCAGCAGGCATCTGGTAAGTACGTTGGAATTGCTTGATGGCCACATCAGCGGTTGCACCATCATGGTTTGCTTCCTCAGTGGCAATCTGCATCTTTGTCAGAGCATACTGAGCAGCAGTCAAATTCAATTGGAAGTTTGATTCAGCAGCTTCAATCTTGGTTTTCTCCAAGTTAATCAAAGCCTCAGTTGCTTGGATCTCTGCGATACGAGCTTGCATCTGAGCAGTTACGGCTGCCCATCGTGCTTGGTCCTTCTGGAGCGTAAAGCTCACAGCCTGTCCCATCACTTGGTTTGCGATAGCAGTATAAACCTCTGCATACTGTGAACCAGTAAGACGATTACCTTTGAACTCTCGCTCAAGGTGTTTGTCCATCGCTGTCATGAATACGTCGAAAGCACCTGTGCCTTCGATAGTATGTTCCCCTTGGGTCACTTCAGCAATCGTTGCCCCAACAATATCAGTGTAGAGAGCAGATGCTTGATTCGGGGTGAAGTCAAACTTTGGATCGGAAAAGTCTGGCGACGGGGGAATGGTTACCCCCGCCGTCAATGCTGTGAACATCTCATTCGCCAATGTTGACGAGTTATCAGTATTGACGAATGTTGGATCGGCCATTGTTGCTCACCTTCTTATGGAGTTAGCCTCAATATAGAGGATTTACTCGTGTGCGTCGATAGCACCCCGTGCTTTCTGGTCTTTGGCCAGAGATTCCACTTCAACAGCAGTCAAAGGTTCAAGCACTTCAATGGCAAACTTCCGGGTCTGAACTGTCTTGTAGTTCTTGACACCGAAACTCTGACCCTTGTTCTTGACCTCTTTCCGCATGTTGTAAGTTTCCTCACGCAGCGAATTCAGGAGAATCTCAGGGACATGATACCCCAATTCATTCTCTTCACCAAAGGGGATAAACTTCGAGACCTTGCCACAGAACTTGTTGTAGACGGTCTTGATTGCACCGGGAAGTGCAGAATCGTTTGGATCGAGGTTGGTGATCCTCACCCGATGCAGACGCATTGCTTTAGCCCGAACGATGGCACGCTGTTCAGCAACTGAAAGGCCGGGAGTCATGGCATCCATGTTTGCCAGCACAGCACGAGACTGTTCAAGGAGAGACTTCTTCTTTGCTGATTTCTCTTCCTTTGGTTCAGCCTTCTGTTTCAGCATGGCTTGAACAATGGGATCATCTTCGTCGAGATCCTCATCTTCGTCATCGAGGTTGATTGCACCAAGGATCTTTTCCTTGAGAGTGCCAATTCCTGAGTTCCCTGAATAGGTCACATTGATGGTATCAGCGATGGCTCGAAGGACTTCTTTGTCCTCAGTCTCTGTCGCCAGATGTGCCAGTTGTTCAGGGGTTTTGTTTTTGAGATCATCCATTGGGAGTTTCCTTTGTGTTTCACCATGGTTGGTGTCTTCGCTTAACACACCCTAAAACCTATGGCAATTCAAATGAAAAGGGCAGCCGAAGCTGCCCTAATCAATTCATGTACTGAGTTCTTACTCAGGGATCGGGCTGTAAGCCACGGCCATACGCTCACCACGGAGTTTGATAAACCCGTAGAAGAACTTGATCGAGGAGAACCCAATCTTGCCATAGGGATCATTCCGATCAGCAGTTTTCTCACCGGGCTTCTTGACGATGATGCGGAACTTGGACTTGCCAGCACCACCCATGCCCTGAAGGCCGATGGTTGCAAATGCCTCGTTACCAATCACCAGCAGAGGTGCTACGTCGTAGCGACCACCAGAAGCCTGATAACCACCATTAGTGCCTTCGTCAGCACCAACACCCTGCCAACGCATCATCTGCGGAACCACAACGATACGAATGTGAGCAGTCGGGATTGCACCGATCTCACCATTCATGATGGTTGCAGCATCTGCATACTTCTCCACTGGCACAAAATCTGCCCAGTCACTGATCATGATCTGGAGTTCCGAACCAATGTAGCCGATACGCGAAGCACTGATCACGCGAGTATCCGTCATACGGCTACCTTTGATAATCGTGGTCTTCTTGGGAGTGCGGTTGTCATCAAGGATGACCGACAGACGCTTCAGATCACCGACATCCAGAGAAGTGACACCGCCACTTGCACCAGAAATATCACGGATGGCAGTTGCCACACCGGGATAGATCTTCACATCAGCAGCCGCCAGAAGGTCAGCTTGCAGAAGATCTTCGTAGATCTCATTTGCACCGCGAAGCATCTCACGGGACAAGTGTCCGTAGAGATCCGAATCGGTATCAAACATCAGCGAATCTTCAGTCCATTCCATGAAGAAGCCGTGCTCTTGCAGTTCACCTTTCCGCTCAAGACGGGTAAAGCCAACGCGGTTAACGCGACCACCATTCTCAGTCAGAGTAGGCATTTTGCCAAGGATCGTACCAACATCACGCGAACCACCGTAAAGGGAGCCAGCGTTCTGCATCTTCACACCAGCACCAGCAGCGGCAATCGCTACGTCAGCAGTGGCTTCGTCAGCGAAGTAGACCGTCTGAGAGGTCAACACGATGAGCGTATGAGTAACACCAGAAGGACCATCACCACCAGCGGAGGCAACCACTTCGGCAGTACCAGTTGCAGAGGTCACGTTGTCGTTGATGGCAGCAACCGCAGCAGCGGCACCAGCATCAAGGACTTCGACGACATCAGGGAAACGAACACTGAAAGTACCAGTGACACGGGCTACACCATTGGCGTCAAGACCTTGGTCGTTGACGTTCAGGTCGTCGAGCAGCGGCACGTAGTAATAAACACGGAGTTCTTTGCCGTAGTTCTTCGGCATCGACTTGGCATCAGCTAACGGAGAGAAATACATATCTTCGGCAGCATCAATCAGCGACTTGCGATCCCAGTAGTGAGTATTGAACTGGGGACCAACCGAGGAAGCATTGCCTGCTTGGTTGACCGTAGGGGCGTTATAAATCTGAGCCATGGTGTTTTCCTTTCAGAGCTTCAGAGTTTCATTCGGGAGGAGCCATCTTCAGGAATTCCTCATCCGACAATTTATCGAAGTCAGGAGTTTTCGGGATTGTATTCCCAACCTGCTTCGAGGGCGGTGTCGAAGAAAGATGTGGATTGGCAACAGTCTTCTTCGGACTCTGTTGCTTCCTAGCTCCCGATGCAACTGGCTGACTCTGTGGTTGGCCCGTGTTTTGCAACGGTGCCATCGAGTTCGCTGTTTGAGCGGGATTTGTTGGAACGTCGAAAGCACCAACTTTCTTCATCGCTTCTCCAACTTGGTCGAAGGCTTGAAGGAAAGGAACATTGGTCAGATAACCAATGCTTTTTTGGTATGTCAACTCTTCCACTACCTTGTCGTAAACACCACTCGCTTTAAGCTGTTGGAGATTGCCAATGATACTTGGGTTCTCGCGCAGCTTGGCTTTGGACTGTTTGTCCCAGTCTCGGTGGATATGGGAAACCAGAGCCTGACCTTCCGGTGAGGTTAGTGCCGTATCCAACGCATCCCGGAACTCGTTGTCCTGTGGGTCACCTTGGTAGTTACGAGCCTGATAACCTGAATCTTTTTCCAGATCAAGGTCCATTGGGTCAATATTGTGACTTTTTAGCAACTGTGTAATTGCCTTGGGGTCACCTTTCGACAGGTCGATGAGGAAGTTCAGCTTGTCAGGATCATTCAGATTCTGGTCAGTGAGCATCCGATTCAGAGCTTTCATCGGTTTGATTTCTTGCATACGACGTGAATAGTTCACGCCTTGCTGCATCAACCGAATAGCATCTTCAGGAGATCGGACAGTAAAGTCCTTCCCATCTGCTTTGAAGGGTTTCGTCACCTCATTGAAGAAACCAATGGCAGAATCAACCGAAGCAGTATCCATACCTTCAGGAAGTTTGTAATACCCAGCCTTGGCAGGAGTTTCATCTTTGCCAGCCTTGGGCTTTACTTTTCCTGTTTCATCGTCGGGATCCTTCCCTTCTTCTTCAGCCTTTGGCTCATCACCTTTTGGGGCTTCACCATCTTCTTCGGTGGCTGGTTTGCCATCTTCATCCATTGGACCTTTTTTAGAATCTGCCTTTTGACTGGTTTCGAATTCCTCATCGGACTGGGAATCAGCGTTATCCCCGGAATCATCAGACTCATCACCGTCATCAGATGTGTCATCCACATCAGGTTCTTCGCTAGAAGTATCTTCT